ATTGCCGCCGTCGCGGTAACTTCCGCCGTCGTAGCCGCGGCCGATGATCGTAAATAGCGTTGTGACGCCCGTCAGCGCTGTTGGCGCCGCTTCCGTTCCGTTCGCGCTGCGCAGCACCATCGCACCGGACGAGCCGAACCGCTGCCCTGTCAGCAAGCCTGTGCATGTGATTGCCTGTGCGCCGGTCGTTTGCCCGATTGATGCGCCGTCTATTGCGCCGCCAGTGATAGCTACAGTGCTCGCGTTCTGCGTGGCCATCGTGCCAAACCCGGTCATCTGCGATGCGTCGGTCACGCATGTATCGCCTGCCGAAACCAATATTTCGAGGTCTTGCAGCAATGCAGGCTGCGGCGAGGCGAGCTCATCAAGCTTCGCCTCCATATCCGTGATGCGCTGCCGCAGCGCGTCGTCTGCCCGGTAGTGTTCAAGTTGGCCTTCGAGTTCTGCCACGCGCTGCGACAGGTGCGTGATGCTCGCGCTGTCGCCCGCTTCGCCGCGCTCGTCAGGCTGGCGTGCAGCCGCGGCCATCGCTTGGGCTGCAATTGCCTCGACGGCATGGATCATGCCGAATACCACCGTCGTATCCAGCGCCGGGACGCCTTGCATGTCCTCGGCCTGAAGGTCCGCGATATTGGCATTTGCCGCTTCGACTGCGGATTGAAGCGCCGAAAGGTCAGTCCCGGCCGTGCCGCCCGACCGCGTGAAAAGAGTCAGGAAGAACATACGCCATTGCGGCGCTAGATTGCCTGACGGATCAAGCGGATTGCCAGAAGGGAAATTTGCGCCTATATCGCTCATGTGCGCGCCCTCGATGCGTCAACCCATGCGCCATTCAGCGCCGTTTTTACGGGAGCCGACCACGACAGTTCGAACACGCGGTCTCGCGCGTAGCCCAGGCGCTGCCACTGGATCGACGTCAGGAACTCGCCCACCTTACCGAGCGAAGATGTGACGGAGTTGCCCCACGACCGGCCCCGATCATCGGACCATCGCAGTCGGATTTCAGGCGCAGCGGTGTCGACCGGAAGACCATTGCCGACTTCCATATCTGCGATGAACTGGCGGAACATCACGCGGTTTCCGTCGGCGCCCCCAATATGGGGAAAGCTGCGGATACAGAGAATCGGATTACCGTCGTCCGTATAGGCGCTAGGGTCCAGCGCATAGACTGCGCCCGTCTCGTAGTCGCCGACCAGATTCCGGCCACCGTTCGACGAATGGCAGTTCGCGCGATGTCGGCTGAACGTGCCATCTGCCTCGAGATAGCCGCGCTCCGCCCATTGCTCGGTCGCCGTGTCGAAGCACCAGGTCTTGTTCGCGGTCGGGAAGGACAGCACATAAAACGCGTGGCCGCCTTGCAGGTATGAAAAGCCGACCGCGTCGTCGATGCGGCTGTATGTCGAAAACTCCTGCTCGATCGCATGCGTCGAGATACGCTCGGCGGAATAGTTCTTGCCGGCGAACACGATGCCCTGCCCTTGCAGGTCTTTCGACAGCCAGAACAGCGCAAGATCGATCTTGGCGACTGAATGCTTCGCCCCGCAACCGTGCTCGATGAATACGCCGGGCATACGCCCGAACGTGAAGTCCGACGCGCCGGTGTTGTACCAGACCTCGGTAGTGAGCTCGCCAAACAGCCAGATTTCTCGATGCATCACGGCGTGCGTGACAAGGTTGTCGGAGTAGGTCGATTTCGACGCAATGTCCAGCGAGTCAAACTTGATGTCGTTGAACAGGGAGATATAGAACTGCTGCGTCGCTGGCTTGTTGAAGATGAAATAGCCGTCGACATAGTCCACTTTGTCGGCGCCATAGAACGCCGGGTCGGTGCATTGCGTCATGCTGTTGTCGGAAAGCGAGATTGTGTAGCCGCTCGACGAACCATCGACAACGAAAGCATCCGTACCATTATCGACAATCGAGACAGGACCGGTCGTCGTCGGCAAGGTGCCGATCTGCGTATAGCTCGATCCGTTGACGGCATACACGACGCCACCCACCACGTCATAGCGATTGCCATTCGACGCGGTATAGATAGCCCTGCATTCGCCGGAAGCAGGCGGCGTCGAGACAGGCGTCAGCCCCGGCGTCGGGTAATACGTGAACGGCGCCGGCGCGTCCTGCGGGTTTGCCTCCGCATACAGATTCACGGAGCGTTGTGCCTCAGCGATCACGCTGCGCGTCTGATACGCGCCGGTGGTGAGCAGCACACGCATCAGTTCGACCCCGTATCCGAAAAAATGTTGTAGCGCGACTTCGACATCAGGCCGCGCGGCATCGTCAACTGAGGAATCTGATTGTTCATGCGCTTGATCACGCGCTTGGCATTCATCGCGAGTCGTACCAGTGAAGGCGTCGGCTCAAGCTGATAGGACGGGCACAGATAGATCCCGAGGTTGTAGCGAATCGCGGCCATGTACGGCGGCGGCAGATTGACAGCGGTCCCGGCCGTCGCCAGCTGCGGCAACGTGTCCATCGTCACGATGTGCAGCTCGTAGCTGCTGTTCGGCACCGGGTACAGGAACAGATTGCCGAGCGGAAATGCCGAGTCGTAGAACGCCCATTCGGGAAAAGACGACAGCGTCTTAAGCGAGATCCGCGAATAGTCCTCGCGCGCGTCGATCATCGAGATGCGGTAATCGACTGCGCTGCCGGCACCGCTGCTCGCAAGCCGCGCGTAGGCCGCATTGATCTTGATCGGGCGCGCGATATTGAAGTCGCCACCGAGGCCGACCGTGTACGAAACCGACCCGTTCGCCTGGTGCGCTGTATCGATCAGGTGGAAGACGCTCAATCGCTCCGCGGCCCACTGGCCAAGCATCATGTTGAGCGTCGCCAACGCGTCGGCAGTGTCCTCCGCGGAGACGGACTGACCGATGCCGAGCGCTCCGATATCCTTCAGCGCAAGCGTGATCAGGTCGGTTCCGGTCGTCATGCCGTCTCCAGCGCCGCACGGATCTTGTCATTCGACCAGCGCTTGTCGATCTTCACGCCGCGCTCGTCGGCGATCTTGATCAATGCCTCGCGCTCGTCGCTCTGTTCCGGCTCGGGATCGGTTGGCGCAAGCGCAGCTTCTTCCTCCGCGCTGTGGACAAGCTTGTCGCCTACCCACTTCGGGTAATGCTGGAATGTGTCGGCGTCGACATGCACTTTCGGTGGGACGTGATTCGCATCGGACCAGCCTTCGCCCAATGCATCAAATTCTTCCTGCGTATGGACGATCCGCGATTTCTCGCCCTGCTTGTGCGTCCACATCGGGAATTTTTCGTATGGCATGAACCACTCCGCAAGTAAGCAGGGGCCGCACGTTGATCCGAACATGACGGCCCCTTGATCAATCAGCCGGCGATGCGGCAGGCGAGCTCGTTGTACACGGGGCGCCATCCGTACAAAACATCGATACGGACAGGGAACGTGTCCGTGCCGATCGCGTACTGACGCACGATCCGCATGGAGATGCCCTTGTGATTGCGGCGGCCGGCGAAGTCGACGCCTTCCGGCACCACCAAGTCCGCCGTCGCGAGCGTGAAGGCGTTCTTGTGGTACGCCATGTTCACGGTGTACTGGGTGTTCGCGGCGACATCCCACGTCACGACAGCAGCGTTCGCCGGGCCCGCGGTGACGGTCTGATATTGCTGGTTCGACACCGCGGTGTTGATCGGCGGGAAGATCGACAGCGTCGCGTTGCCCGAACCGTCAGCGGTCGCCGGAGTGAGCGACGTGAACTGGCGCAGCACGCGCGTCGACTGGCGCGATTGCGGGTTTACCGCGAACACACCAGCGATCGTGAACGTGTCGCCCGCTGCAACGGTACCGCCAGCACCGAGACCGGTCACGAGCACCGTGTTACCCGTTTGGCCCGCACCAGATACCGTACCGTTGGTGCGCGTGCCAGCGGTCGCCTGACGGACGTTCTGGTCCATGCCGATGTCGAAGCCCAACGCCGGAACGAAGATGCCGCTTGCGTACTGGTCACTGATCTTCTGCGGTGCGTTGAACAGGCCAGCGGCACCCTTCACCATCTTGCCGTTTGCAGCTGGGTCCCATACAGCAGCACGCATACCATCGCGCGGCGTGGCTTCCTGATCGAGACGGGTGCCCGCATCCAGGAGAACCTGAATATCGCTCGGCGTCGTGCCGGCGACACCGACCTGATTGCCGACCGTGGTGTACAGACCGAGACCGTCGAGGTCGATCTTGTTGGCGATCGTGGCTGCGGCCGGCGCCAGATAGCGCTCAGCGAAGTCATCGATATTCAACGTCAGTTCCGACGAAGAGAACATGAAGTCGACGTGGAACTGCGTGTCGAGCGTGACCGGAATTTCCGTTTCCTGCACGTTTTCGAGATTCAGCGCAGGCCCGGTCGTACCGACGAAACGCACCGGCTTGCGCACGTTCACGGTCGAGCCGATTTTCGCGCCATTGACGGCGAATTCGTCGCTGTATTCCTTGTTCACGCGCGACGAGAACGCCAGGTTGTTTTCCAAGATCATCAACGTCTTGTCGAGGATCTTGCTGGTATTAAGAAGGGTATTGCTCATTTTTCAGCCTCATTTGGAGCCGTGTTTCTTCCACCACGCGATCTGCTCTGCCGTCGAGGCGAATTCCTCGGGCTCGACAGGCGCGGACCGTCCGCCGATCGGGTTGATCGGTGCGGGGGCGTTGGAAACGGGTTTGGGTTTGGCCTGACCGACCGTCGATTCGAGACGGGCCAGTTCAAGCGCCATGCGCAACGGAGGAAGGGACAGCAGGCGTTCAGCGACTTCCGGGTTCTGGCCCAGGTGATGCAACACCTTGTGGCCGGCATCCATCGCCGTGATCGCCTCCAGAAAGTCCGGCGATGCGCCGCCGAGCATCTGGAACGTGCGCAGCGACGAATCCCACTCGTTACCGAACTCGCCTTTGCCGGCGTCGAACACCTTGTTGCAGGCGTCGTCGAACTTCTCTTGCTGGATGAGGCGCTTCGCTTCGGCCCGCACCTCGTCGGCGCTCATCTGCCGCTGCTGGGGCTGCTGCGAGTTGTCAGCGGGTTGCTGGTACTGCCGCAACTGCTGTTCGAG